GGTACGCTTCCATTTGCAGGGATGTTTCCGGATAGACTTGCCCTGCACTTGAACTCTTGTAGTCGATCAACCGGATCTGCTTGTCCGGGAACGCGGCGATGAGGTCGGTCGTCCCGGCGTACTTGTACCGAGTCGAGTAGACGTTCGCTTCGGTGAAGAGGGGTGTGGGTTTGGTCTGCGCGACCCATGAGGCGAAGGCTTGAACATACCCACGATATTGCTCGGGGACTGTTGCGACATCAATACCAGCCCCGCGACCCAAGGCTTCCGCCACTGAGTGGATGACAGAACCACGGTCAGCAGCTTTATCTCTCGTTGCGTAAATGCCCGCAGCGGCTTTTTCCACGGAATCATACGTATCAGGGTCGGAAAGGACGAGTCCAGCCGCCGTCTTCGCCGCCCAATGGATGAGGGCCCGCTTGTTGATGACCGAGAGGACTTCCGTGACCGCGACATACTTCTCTCCTTCGAGCCAGTAATGACCATCGCGCTTCCGGACCGCCCGGACGCGCTCGGCGGCGAGGCTCATCGGTGTGCTTTCTGGTCAAACACGCTGAGTGCCGCCATCACCGTATCGAGTTGGTGTGCGAGACGATCACGTTCCACGGTCAGAAGTCGGACTAACTCTGTGCCGTTCGCGGTCGTATGAAGATTCTTAACTTGCTTATTCGCCGCTGCCACCAAGGTCACGATCCCCTTGGCATGACTTGCCTTGCGCGGATACACTCCTTTTGGCATCTCCATCCCCCCTTCAGATTATGGCACCCTCCCCGTGGGGACCGTCACATGCTCCATCGCCCGGACGCTCAAGAACGTGTCTCCTGTAACCGATGGGTATTTGAGGAACCCGTCCCGGACGAGTTGTTCGACGAGGAGACAGCCTTGGATCACATCAGTGCGGAGTTCGCGTTCGAGCGCGCCGCGGATTTCCAGTTCCACGAGGTACCTGATTGTGACTCCCCCCTTCCCTACGAACGCTTGTTTATTACGGTAGCATGGATTGACTATCGTGTCAAGATAGATTATGATCGTGGTAACAGTGAGAATGGAGGCTACAAGTGGCAAAACTCACACAAGCAGAACGAGAAACGACGATTCAATGGTCAGAAGCGGACCGTGTGGCTCATGTTTTCTCGTCTAGCAGGCATATTGCTGCTCGGATTGCAAAGATCAGGGGCGGGAAACAGGTGAGTGTGAGTAAGGGTCCGGCCGGGGAGTGGTGGGGCGAGGAATGGGAGCTCCCCATTCCATGCGTCATGCCGAGGCAGAAACGACAGGGACGGGTGCTAAGTCCTGCGGAGATCGAGCGGTTGCAGAAACATCGTGTGGAACGAGGGAAACGGACGACCTAGGGCGTTCTAGGTGAGGACCCCAGCAATCACCAACCGCCCGGTCGGGTCCTGGGTGGCGGTCACGGTCCCGGTCCAGAGTTTCGTGCTGGGAGGGGGTGGCGGAGGGGGAGGAGCCGATCCTGTCGGCAGCTCGGCGAGGAAGACGTCCGATCTTGGGGAGCCGTCCATGTCGGAGGTGAACAGCACGTATCGCCCGTCCGGGGAGAACTTGGCAAACGAGAGAAACGTGTAATTGTTGGTCGTGTTATAGGCGTGACCTAAGAGACGTCTCCGGCCGTTCGGAGTGACCAAGACCATCCCGCCCGGACTCAACCAATAGGCTTCGGGGGGCCGGAGGGACCCGTAGTGGTTCAGGAGCGCCCATTGATCGCCGAGGTTGGCCGGGTGCTGAATCCAGTTACCGCACCCGTGAACGAGGGTGGCGTTTCCCGGTCCTGGGAAATGAGTCACATTGGGCACGGTCGGGTCCCACACGGTCCAGTCAGGCGGGTAGCTCATGTTCCAATCCACCCCCACCCAGCGTCTCCGGAGACTCGCGATGTGGGCGAAGGGGACGGTCCCGTCCGTTGACCAGGTGATCGTATTCTGGAGCCAATCCCACAGTACAATGCCGTTCTGCGGGGTGGTCATCGAGATGCCGATGTAGCGCCCCGCCCGATCGATGCGCGGTTCGTTCAGGTTCGCGTTCGTGTACGTCTTCGCTGTTCCCGTGCTCGGCTCGTACCCCACAATCGTCGGTCCGGTCCCTCCACGCATCCAGACGAAGAAGCTGTCCGCTTCGGCCTGATGCAGCCACGTCGGCCAATTGGTCGCGTCCATATGGGGGAACCCTCCCCCCGGGACTTCGAGCCCAGTTGACCAATCGAACCGTCGGATCGCTCCATCCCCTGCTCCAATGTAGGCGTAATTCGGAGTCGCTGGATTGTTCGAGAAGGCGAACCCGAGGTCCGCAACGGGCTGGAGGGGACCGGTGAGAACCCGGGGATTGCCAACCGCTCCTGTCGCCGGGTCGAAATCGATCAGCGTGTGCCACCCGTCCCCTTGATAGAGATGGATCGCTCGTTTGCCGTTGTAGGGGAGGGAGACTTCATCGCCTCCTTCGGCGTACGCGTGCCCCCAGCTCAGCCCTGGAGATCCGGCCCCCGGAGGGAACGCCTGGGAGGTCAGTTTGTGGATCTTCACTCCGGTCGTCGGATCGAGGTAGAACCCCCCATGAGGTAGGGATGGCACATTGAGCGCGGCATACGCGGCGGTCAGGGGGATCTGTGCTGTGGTAGCGACCGGCAAGAGCGTCGGGTCGGGCTGAGGGAGTGGGGCAGCGGCAAGGCTCATGAGCGGTCCCCCGTTTCGTGGGGTGTCGGATGGGACAAGGGAGGGTGAGTAGGGATCTCCTGTTGGATTGCAGGCCTCGGTGGGGTCGAGATGTGGATGATATCGATGTTTTTCCCAATGGCCGCGGCACCAAACAACAGGATGAACAACGCGATCGCGATGGCTTCCATTAGGCGTCCTTTTGGAGAAAGAGTTGGCGTTCCGCTTCACGACGTCGGACGAGTCCAGGAAGCACTTCTCCCCCCGCATGGACCCACAACGGGAACTGGTTCGCGGCTTCGGCGAAGTTGCCGGCGTTCAACAAGCGAAGCATGGTTGACTGAGAGAACGCCCCGGTGCCCACGTTATACGCAAACGAAACTAACGCATCAAACTGGGATTGGGACAACGGCACATGCACCCACGCCTCGACAGCGCCGGAGAAATTCTTCACGTCCTGCTTGAGGAGATCCTCGGCCTCAGCCAACGTGACCGTCTGTCCCTCCATCACACCGGACGTGTGGCCGAAGCCTATCGTCCAAATCCCAACAGGATCCCGGTAGGCAGAAAGTTCACAGCCTTCGAATGACTGGATCAGTTTGTAGCAGGTGTCGCTCGGGGTCATTTGTGGAACATATAGAGTTGGATGTTCGTCGCGACCATTCCTGTAATCAACGCCACCAATATGACCCACATCAACCGGTTCACGGCTTTGATTCGTTCTTCACTGAGCGCCACCCTAGTCGGTAGATTATTTTCCCTCGTCTGCTGATCGAAGACGCCCTTTTCTTTCCCCGTCGTCGCGATGGCGTTTTCCACGAGGGCCATCCGTACCTCAAGGTTGCTGACTCGCGAGGCAACCGCGTCGGATTCTCGGGATTGTGGGTGCTCGTCGCTGGGCCAGGGCATCACGTCTCATGAAACATCCCGTTATGCCTTTTTCGGCTGACTCGGTGCCACCGCCAAATCGTGGACGACCATGGACAAGAACCACGCGACGAGCGCGCCCAACGCGGCGTTCCCTTGAGCGCCGAGCGCGGGAATCGGTGGGAGATTGATCCATCCCACGAGCGACACCCCACTTGCGACGAGGAGGGCGAGGAGTTGCTTCACTTGAGGAGGGAGGGCCTTCCCCAACCACGCGGCCCCTCCCTGAGCCAGTTCGGTCAATGCGGTCGTGATGAGTCCTGCGAGTGCGACGGAATCCATGCGATCACCTCTCCATTAGGTCGTGACGATCAGCGGCCGCTCTCTGTCGGTCACACCACCTGCGGCCTCGCACCTAGTGTGATTTCCCTTCTGAACACATCACCACCCCGCTGCACGTATTCCCGATCGCTGGAGGGGCGAACACATACCCCACCAGCAGCAGCGCCGTAGTGAATACCATGAATGTCCGCACCACCATCATCCCTCCCTTAATCGATTGGAGTCTCTTGATCTAAGAAAATATGCAACCACCAATGCGTTCCATACAATGTGCTGTACCAATCGCGGGAAAAATCTTCAGCGGAATACCATAAATTCCCACCCGTCCACGGATCCCAGATGATGAGCCCGCCATTCCATGTTTCCGCAACCCCATAATGCCCGTTTGATTCGCGTTGAAAATTCACGACCGCAGGAAGATGTTTTCGGAGTTTGGCAAGGGAACTATTTTCTTGAAACACGAATTTGATGTTTAGTTCGCCGAGGACACGATACATATCTTCGTGACTCACACCCTTTATTGCCCCTATAGTCTTATCTGGGTTCGGATCCAGCATCATGTCCAAACGTTCGCCAGAGATTCGAATATTAAGTCGCTCCAAAATATGTCGAAGTGCAAACGCCCCGCAGTTCCAGTCTTCAGTTTGTCTCACAGGTTGATACGGTACATGAAATAGGTGTTTCCAGACCCGAACCAATTAGGATACTCACCGATAACTTCAGCACCGAATGATTGATTAAGTTGAATGCTTCCGTTTTCATTCGAATGCCCGATTACGGTCGCAAATCCAAGCCCGGAAACAACTCCAAGTATGTGTGCTTTCAGGATCTTGGCGTACCCCTGTCGTTGGTAGGGTTTCAAAATCCCTGTCGTATAAACATAGAATGTTTTGTCGGCGTCCCAACGGGAATCAATCCTAAGGTCAGCATCGGTCACTCCAGGCACAGGTTCATCAACATCTCGTACCTTATGTCCATAAGTCTCCCCCGCAAGGATCCCATCGACGAACATCCATCGCGCTATCGCGGTTTTGAGGACTTCGCGTTTATCCTCAAGATCAAGTGCAAGAACATCCGGGAAATACTCTTCAAATAACATCGTATCTTTGACCGCGACGTCGCGTTTAAAAATAATCATCTCGGCACCTCGTATCCCCACGCCTGTAACTTCGCCGTATCCCTCGTCGCTCGATCACTCCCGTCAGTTACCCGCGCAAACTTATCGGAGACCTCAATCTCATCATACAGGCTATTTACCATGTCCCGGGCCTCCTCAATCTTTCGCGCTTGTCCGGTGATCTCCATGACGTGCCCGGACACCCCGGCCGTCCGGTAGTCGTCGTCCTCCTTCTGAGCGTCCAATAACCACACATGGGGGCTATCGACCGGGCCGCTAATCCTGACATGGGTCGCGTCCTCCATCATCGTCTCGAACGCCTGTTGATCGGCCGGGGAATCGGTCATGCCGTCGGTAAAGGGGTTCGGAGGAATACTCACCCGTAGAGCGTACCCGTACCCGGGCTTGAGCGCCATGCTCGGGGCCTTTCCTTCGCAGAGATCAAGAATCGCTGACCGTGGGTCATCGGCAAACAACTCGCTGAGTGCGTAGATCGCGCTGTACCCGATCCGCGGAGTGAATTCTAGGCCAGCTGGCTTGTGGGTTTCTTCGTCGATGATGCAGTTCAGGTCGATTGGCCCACTATACGGGGGATACGTCTGTCCCCCAGGTCCGGTCGGACCTTTGAGCCATTCCTTGAACTCGTCGCGCCCAAGGGTTTGCTGAAGGATCTTCGTGTGCAACCCCCCATACCCCCACACGGTCGATGTTTGGCACCCGGTGTTCGGGCCTTGGTCCCCGGCGAACGCTTTCTTCGTCTCGATCGTTCCCGAATAGGGGGGGACGATTTCCCCGTTCACCACCCACACTTCGGTTGAGACCTCGATCCCCTTCACGTACTCTTGGAGGAGGAACTTCATGTCCTCTTTGAGATCCCCCATCTCGCCCGCGTGTTCGAGGGTATGCACCATGTCATCGGGACCCTTGGCGACGTAACTCAGCGCCGCTGACCCGTTGAACGGTTTCAGCACCCACCTGCCCCCGACAGATTTCACGAACTCCTGGGCTTCGGGGATGTGCCCCTGGACGCGGAAGATCTTCTTCTTCGCCCCGAGCTCGACCGACTTCCACGGGGTCCCGCCGGACGGATCGAAAAACACCGTCTTCGGGATGGGAATGCCGCACCGCACCATCACCGACAGTCCGTACGCGCGGTTTTGTTCGAGGAGGTCGTTTACTTTCCCACCGGCCCACACGGGGATGTGCTTTGCGCGGAGGGCGTCCGCAAGTTCTCCGAGCTTGAGACGGTCGTCTCCGGTGTGGTCGAAGATCACCGCCTGGGGTTTGAGGTTCAACCCTTCCCGGATCGAATCCACCTGATCGACCATCCCCTTGTAGAGTCCCTGCTTCCGATACCAGGGGTCAGGGAGCCACACTGTAGCACCGATCCGCGCCGCGAGGGGGAGGAGTTCCCCGAACCGACTGATGAGCAGGATCTTGCCCGAGCGATGAGCGGTCGGTCGTGCGGCTCCTCCCCCACCACCTGGCGAGGGAGCGGGCGGTTGCTGGGTGACGGTAGAATCAGAACGAGGGACGGGCCCGGACGGATTACTGATGTTGCTGATGACGACCATTCAATTCACCCGGAATTTAAGCTTTCCACGTAACGTAAGTTCGAGTCGTGGTCCGATGTGCAACACCAGGAAGTCGTCGTCCTTGGCTCCTCCGGGTTGCGGGACCCACTGTTGCGATTCATCACCGGCTCGGAGGATGCCCACATAGGCCGGCACCCCGAGCGGTTGGTTGGCTGGGAACGGGAGGGCGAAGTACGGGTAGAGGTCATCGATGAGCAGTACCGGCGGAATCTCGTCGGTATCGGTGAACGCCTGCTGTGGTGGCTGATAGACGAACGGTCTGAGGTTGAGCTGATAAAGGATCGGGCCGAGCGATTGATCCTCATCGGAAATGGCCGGGATCGATAGGATTTGTTCATCAGCATCAGGGCGATACAGCGGACCTGGGAGATTGTCGTCGAGAACGAAGTAGACGAGGAAGTCTTCCTGAAGTTGAGCGAAGATGTCCTCGGTCCACCCACCGAACCACGGAGGCCGAACCGCAATGACGTTGGCATCGGCCTGGACGGGAGCGACCCAGTTCTGCCAGAAAGCATCTTCGTCGGGGACTGCAACCGGAGGAGCCGATTCATCGGATGCCCATGGTGAGACGACCAGTCGAACGAGAACGGTCGAGCCGAATGTCGGACCGAGGTCTTCGTCAACACCGAGCGGAGTGACAGGAGCAATAACGAGATCATCGATCGCCGGGAGCCAGACAAGATTCCGGGCCGCAATGGCCGGGACCCAGTTCTGCCAGTAGTCCTCATCCACGCCCAGGGCTGGGGCAGGATAGTCACCAGATGCGGCTTCGCTGAGCGGGAGCTGGACAAGGTTCTGGGCTGGGACCGCAGCAACCCAGTTCTGCCAGGTCTCCGATTCATCGGCAACGGGTTGTGGGGCGGACTCATCCGAGGCCCATGGTGAGACGATGAGTCGGACAACCACCGTCGAGACGAAGGTCGGGCCGAGATCATCATCGATACCGAGCGTTGGTTGCTGAGTAAGATCGTCGGTTGCCCATCCCAGTTGCACGGACGGGGCAGAAGCGATCGGAACAGGGACCGACCATACGCTGTCCTCATCACCAACGACCGCAGCAGCACCCGGAGCGAATTCATCGCGTTCGAGGGTTGGTTGTGGGATCGCCGCTGATGTGAGGAGCGGACCGACCCACAGAGTGTCGTCATCGGCGATCGGTTGAAGGGCGGATTCATCAGACGCCCATGGTGAAAGAACAAGCCGTATCTGAACCAGCGACCCTGAAACCGCCCATACCACATCGTCATCGAAGGCTGGCTGCGGAGACGGTTCATCGGTCGGCCACGGGAGCCAAACCTGGTTCTGAGCTGGGACCGCTGGGACCCAATTCTGCCACGTCTCGGACTCATCGGCAACAGGCTGAGGAGCCGATTCATCTGAGGCCCATGGGCTGATAACCCATCGAGTCTGAACAGTCGATGTGAACGCGAACGATGGGATATCATCATCAACGGTCGCAACGGTCGCCTTGAGGACGTCCGCATCCGGCAGATAGATCGGGAGGAAGACCTGCGAGCGCGGAGCGACCCAGTTGATCCAGACGCCGTCCTCATCGGTCGTCGTGTAGAGACGCGGGACATCCTCAGCGTCACGATCAGGAGCATACAGCGGCCCCAGGAGTTGAGGAACCGGTGCGACCCAACTGAACCACCATTCGTCCTCGGTCGGGAGATAGAGGCGCGGGACGTCATGGGTGGCATCGGGAAGGTAGAGCGGGCCGAACGTCTGCGGGACCGGTCGGACCCAGGATTGCCATCCCCGTTCACTGTCGTCATCGTTGAGGTGAAGTTTTGGAACATCATCCTGACCAGCATCCGGCAGATAGAGGCGGCCGAACGTTTGCGGAACCGGCGGATCGTACGGGACCGGTGGAGCGAACGGACCCAGCGGGACAAGATAATCAATGAAGAGATCCTGAACCGTCTCAGGATCACGCCACGGATACGGGACCGCCAGTAGCCAGGTGAGCAGGACACGGGGCACATTTTATCCCGAGGCGTAGAAGGTCAGTTGCGGCGTCATGGTCGGGAGGACAAGATCCTCTTCGTCCGGGATCGCAAACATGAACGGCGACCCGATCAGTTGGTCGTCAATAATCCCGGTGTTCTGCGCGGAGGCTGCGCTGTTGGTGAACCCGTACAGGATCCAGACCTTGTCGTTCGCACTCGGGGTCTGCGCGGATCCTGTCACGGTCGTCGTCTTGACCCCCGTCGATCCGAGCGAGATCCCGAGCCCGGAGGCCGACCCGATCGTGGCTTGGCTCACGCATCCCGAACTCACGCGGCAGATGTCCACGTTGGTCCACGTCACATTTGCGTTCGCGGTATTGATGTTGAGCCGGATCGTCCACGTCCCGCCGAGCCAGTTCTCCCCGTTCGTGATCGGGATCTCGAACGCCCACCCGATGACGGTCGTCTGACTCGCCGCCAACCCGAGGGTGAAGTTGCCCGATCCGGCCGTCCCGCCGAAAATCGCCTGCAGGTTCGCATGGAGCGATCCGGTCCCGCTCAGAAGGGCTAGGCTGGAGCAGAACGCGGCAAACGCACACGCCGTATTCCCATCGGTTTGCTGATAATTGACCGGCATAAACTATCCCTGGCGCGGGTTCGGCGGCACGGCTTGGTTGAGCACCGTTGAGTATTGGGCGTCCGTCATCACGGCCCCCGTCTTCGGGACCGTGCCGAAGTACGCGAACGTGGGGCGGTCGAGGGTCGTGAGACCGCGCCCGGAATAGACCTGCTGATAGGGGTGCACCCCGTCATAGGTCCCGGTGAACCGCACCATCAGCACGACCATCCCGGTCGCGGGCAATGACACATCCCAGGTGTGCGTGTCGCTATCGAACTCCGAGATGACATTCCCCGTCGCATCGACGACATAGGCGTGCCACCCAGAGATGTATTGGGGGGTTGTTTCCAGCGAGAACACCGTTGTGCCCGCCGGCGGGGTCTGGTTCCCGATCGTCGCCACTAGGTCACCATGTCTGGATCAGGATCGGCGGCTGATGGATAATCGGGGTCTGGAGACCGACGGTAGGGGCGGCCGCTGCCGCCGCCGCGATGATCGAGGCGCCGACGATGGCAATATAAGTCGTGCTGATATTCGGCGTCCAGGTATGCGTTACCGAAGCGGCTCCCAGCGCCGTATCCCCTGCGCCAGTTATTTGTTGAGTCCCATTCCACCGTTGCGTTTGATTTGTTGTAAATGTTTGAGTACCGTCTTCATATCCATCCATATTCGTTATTGTCATTTCACCTGATGCACTGGTGATCGTTAAACTTAAGGCTCCGCCAGAGACTGACCGAACTACTGAAGTAGCATTATGCCATCCCGTGATTTGGTCCGCTCCGGTAAATGTCGACGATCCGCCGATGAATCCGGTCACATTCGCAGAAAATGATGCTTGCACGGTTTGCGATCCCGCTGGCGGATTGATTAATCCGAAAAGAAAAGCCTTTTGGCTCGCAACGGGACTAGCCGCAATGATTTGAGTCATCGCTTGCCCGCCAAATGACACGCTATTCAGCGTTGATGCCGTTATGTCGAAATATGAGATACCTACGATGGATAAGTAATTCGCCGGACTTGCGGCACCCGCATGGGTCCATGTTATAGATGTTCCCGTTGACGCGGACGTATTCGCGGTCGCATCAAAAATCACAGCCATTGGTAGCCCTCACGGATACGACGGTCGCGACACGATCGTCTCACCTGAAACCGTAGAATGGGTGCCGACGATCACCTCGGCGATATTGACTTGGTTGTTCTTGAGCGTATTGAAATCGCCCCCAGCCAATTCCCGGATCGTCGAATTAATCGTTCCGTCTCCTTGGTCGTTCGCCGCACTCACGTAATTACCGGAAATCGTGTTGTTCGTCCCGACCACCGTGATATCGCCCCCCATGAAGAAATGATTGTTCGTGATGGTGTTATCGTTGAGGGCCTGGATGACAAGACAGTTGGAATAACACCCACGGAGATCGTTATTATCGATCGTAATCTTCCCCGATCCCGAAACACCATCCAGATTCAGCAGAATGGAATTTAGTCCTGATCCCGGAAACCACTTCCCTGATCCGGGCGGAGTTTCGACAATTGAGTCGCGGAGTGTGTTGCCCTGAAACAGAATGGGGCCATATGCGCCGATGACGGCGTGCGTCACGAACGCGAAACAAAATGATTCGACCGTCCCGGTCGTCCCTTCTTGCGAAATGTAATTGTTGGTGATCCAGATATTCGTGATGGGATCGTTGGCCGTATTCGGTTCGAGGTCAATGATGGTATTCCCGAGCGCGTCGATAAAGGTATTCCCATCAATCGTGATGCGGTTCCCGTTCACGATCGCACACGATACCCCACCCCCACCGGGGAAATCTGGAGGAACACCTCCACCGACATTCGTCATCTTGCATCCCCGCATCACGATATCCTGGCACACGTTGCTGGCATTGTTCGTTTCCCCGATCGTGATCCCGATCGCCGTCGTCTTATTGAACCAGATATTCTGATATGTCCCACCGTTCAATAACCCAGTGTTTACCGTTGCTTGTGAAGCGTTCGGGATCTTCCCGGGCATCCCGAGCAACTGGATGTTTCGCATCGAGATATTCGTCCGCTGTCCCGCCGCATTCAGCGGACGCATCAAGAACCATGACAAAGGCTGCGACAGTTTGGCGGTGTTCACAGAAGGCGGCGTTCCTGCGGTCCCGGCCGCTCCCGTATCCGTCCATGTCGTGGAGCCATTCGGTTGCCTGAAATACACATTCTCCCCACCCGAACTCGTCCCGCGATAAAACCGATCATTGATCGCGCCATTCAGGAACGGGTACGTGATCGTGACCGATCCCGTCGGTCCTGTGACCGCAACAGACACCTCCGCCGATGGTGTTGATTCCCCGCCACCGAATCCGTCGAGTGACGTCCGTTTGTAATAGTATGTTCCCGTCGCAAGCGTCCCGCCTGTCGAAGAGGCCGAGATTGATGTAATCGTTGGGGGACCTAGAGGTTGATCACCTGGGGGTTCTTGGAGAATTGTATCCCACCCGTGCCCCTCGATCAACGTGTTATCGTGCGGGAGAATTGTTTCAGCGGTATTCGAGTTCGTCCACGTCCCCGCCCCAAAGCGCAGCGTCCGGAGGCTACTCGCTCCCGTGTTCAGGATGATCCGGGAGGCGATGTTCCCTCCGCCGTTACAGCAGATGACTCCTGCTGTTCCACCGAGGGCGACATCGGCGGCATTGATTCGGACCCCCCAATCGGTCCCGTTATCGTACAGAGAGATCGCGCAATCATCCCCCGGGGACGCGACGGGTTCGGGGGGGCTGTAGAGGAGGTGGAGCCGAGGCACGTATTACGCTTGCGCGATCACTCCTGGCTTTCCACTGAAAATTCGAACGGAATGCTGGCCGTACCGCAGTGGCTCCACAGATCGATCGAGTTGGTCGTGTTGTTCGCCACGATCGTCAAGAGGGAGTCTGGGTTCGGGGCGACCCACCCGCCAGGACCCGTCGCGCCCGAGCCGATCGCCTTGAGCAACGTCGGACCACCTGTCCCGACCGTCAAGCTGACCCCGGACGCGGCATACTGGGCACCGTGCGTGGCCGCCTGGAACCCGGGGTCTCCGGGGGCCGGAGTAATCGCCGTCCCTCCGGTCGAGGCGAGGGTCGTCCACCGCTGGATGCGGTACGTGATGCCGGAGATCTGAGTCAGACCGGCGCCACGCCCTGTGACGTAGACCGCTTGCACGCTCACGTTCCGCGACTGGTTCGTGCCGCTCGTTGTTGCAGCCGCGCCGGTCGAGATTCGAAAATGATCGGTCGCGGTGTTCGTGGCAGCGGACGTGGTGAGCGTCACGCCTGGAGCGTCGGTGAATACAAGTGGCATATCATCTTCCTCCTTTGAGTAACAGCTGTAGTTCGTGGTCTCTGTCAATCATCCGTTGAAAGTCAGGCTTCGGAAGCACTCGTCCATACTTCTCGATCTGGAACTGCTCGACGCGCTTCCAGTACACCTCATCGGGCATCAGCATCGTCCCCGCGAGGTTCCCCCATTGTTCAGCGCATTTGGGGCACAGCGCGAACGCGAAGTCGATGTTCTCGATCGGGTAGTACCCATCGAGGACCCCGCAGTTCGCACAGTAGATCGGCTGCCAGTTGATACTCCCCACAAGAGGGTGATAGCCGCGGACGATCCCTTTGGCTTCACCATTGAGTCGGGAGTCGGGGAGGAGGTAACTGGGGGCGTCCGTACGGTCGATCTTCTTCACGTCGTCGTCGGTCCAACTCATGTCATTTCATGGATCCTCCTTTCGATCTCCGACAATCGCCTCAATAAGATCCTTGAGGTCGATCAATCGCTTCGAAATATGTCCGCGCCAAAGCGTCGGAAACAATCGCGTATCCCGTAACCCTTGAGTCACTAATCCTTCGCGACCCAGGAACGCATGACGGATCGCCGTCCGTTGCTCAGGAGTCATTCCTATACCCACGGCAAGGTCGTGCGGTTATCCCACACGCCGGTCAGCACCTGGATCTTCGTCACGACGAAATCTCCGGCCACCGGACCGGCGGTCCACGTAAACTGGCGGATCGTCCAAGTGGCATCGCCGGTTGCAGCCCCTTGAGTGTTCACGCCTTCGTAGCGGAGCCTGTTCTGCGAATCCCCCGGATTGTAATAATCTAGCAATACCATCTGGTTGTTGCCGGTTTGGTCTTCGGTAACAACCCGTTGTTGCTTCGTGGTCTGACCGTTCTCGTTGATCCGCTGAATGGCATCCAAATAGTTGTCGACGCCAGCCTCGAACAGCGTGATAGGAGTAGCTACATTCGCCATTGAATATTCTCTCCATGTATGTTCGCAAATCGTGGCCTCTCGATAAGCGTTTCTGGTCGCACACCAGAATAATCGATGGATGCTGGGTTTGGACTGGTGCACACAACCGAAAATATTACGGGCAAATCAGTATGTATTTCCCGCCGAATAACGCTCGGAAAATTATCTCGGCCCATCGATTTTCGTGGGAACTTCATCATGCCAAGGAAGTCCCCGCTGGAATGATGGTTTGTCATACTTGTGATAACCCATCCTGCGTCAACCCAGCACATCTTTATTTAGGAACTGCCAAAACCAACAAACACGATGCCGTGAAGAAAATGCGACATACTTACGGCACACGCATCCACCGCAGTATTTTGACTGAATCGCTGGTGCGTAGAATTCGTGATCTCCACAGAACAAACTTCACGATCTCCAAGATCCGAGATCTTCTCGAAACCAGTTACCAAGCGATTTATGGTGTCGTAACCGGTGAAACTTGGAAGCACGTTTCTTAGCCACGCTTCTTTCTCCTTCGCGAGTTCCAATGCTTGCTACACCACGTACAGTTGCAGCGTTCCACCGGCCAGCCGTGCTTATGCGGCCACACTTCACCCCGCGCAACCCGATACAGTACGGTCGTGAGTTTTTCAAGGGTCGCCGCCGTCGGAGGCGAAAAACCTAGTTTCCTGCCCACAGCACTCACCGTACCGCCACCCTGGGGAGGAGGTGGTCGAGGAAGTCCGTCTCTGCTCCGTGTTCCGTGCCGATCCGCTTCAACGCCAAGAGATCCCGGATAAGATGCTGCCCACCGATCAATCCAGGATTAGGCTTGATGTAGGCGTGTTGGCCGATCCGCTTATCCAATCGGAGCGCCGGCATGATCTCATCCCACTCCGCGCCGATCCGCTCCCCAAGATCGGCTAAAGTGGTCGCGGCGGCAATCGAGCTCGCGAGACAGGTATTGATCGCCATCTTGCACAGTTCCGCGCTCTCGTATTTCATCACGAGGACCGGACACTTAAACTGCTTCACCGCATCCTCAACCAACCACGGGAGCGGAGCGTCGGGGACAACACTCCCGAGAATGATCCGCTCAGGATGTAAGAACCTCTCGACCGCTTGGCCGAGCACCATCGTCTCGACCCAATAGAAGACTGGTACTCCACCCTTCGAGAGCCGGAGTTCGTGAATCGACCGCGTAAACCCCGGGGACACCTGGCTCATGATGACGAGAAACACCGTCGAGGCGATGTACGGAAGAGCCTCTTCAATGAGTGATCGGATCGCCGATTCATCCCCTCGCCCATCGGCTCCCAATGGGACATCCTGGGACACGATCACCATCGAGCACTCGCGTAATCGAGAGAGGTCGGTCGTCCGGGGGTTCGCCATCAAGAGTTCGAGCCGAGGTTCAGGCTTCGTGAGCGGGGTTCGTTCGCCCACCTCAAGGACCAACCCCACCCGGTACGCCCAACACGCGGCCGCCACCTGTCCCATGTGCGACATCCCGAGGAAACCGGTCGTCACCCGATCATCCCGAGGTAGCTCCATGCGACGTTTGCCGCTCCAAGAGCGTCCCACATCCACATGAGCCAGACGGCATAGGAGGCTAACCCGACCGAAACAGCAGGGATGTGGATACCCAGAAGCGCCGTTCCCCAAACCCAGAGGTACGCCCCAAGTCCCACGAGGCCAGCATGATGAGCGATCTCCAGGACCACGTTATGGGCGGTATCGTGGATCTCGGCTCGCTGATCTGGTACCGGAGCAATGAGCGTGTTCGGTCCCCACCCGAAGATGGGTTTCCGGGCGATCTGGGAGGCGATGTATCCCCAGAGGAAGGCTCGGTCCTCGGCGACGTTCTTGACGGGCGTCCGGTCGAAGAGGCGCTGCGACCAAAAAGCCCCGCAGGCAATCCCCGCAAGAATCGGGAGGACCCCCCAGACCGAGTATGTCACCCCCGCCCAGACCAATGTCACGATCATCCCGAGCATCCCCGCCCGCGACCCCGTCACGAACAGGGTCATGGAGAACAACACTACAGGAACGATCCAGTAGATCCCCGACATGGCGAACCAGACCGATACCGGCAACAGGAGGCACAAATACCCGCCCAATAATCCCGGATTCCCGATCGTCCCCCACGCCCCGTCCGTTTTCTCCTTCGCCCCGCCGATCCGTCTGGCCCACGATTGATTCTGGGCCTGGGCGAGGGCGACAAGGCAAACGGCCATCCCCACCCCTACGGACCATTCCAAGAGGAGATTCCGGGCCTCTACGGGCATCCTGGCAACGACTAAGGCCGTCACTCCATAGGCGAGGGTGGTGATCACCCCATCCCCGCGTCTGGTTCGGGGAATAACCCCCATCCGAGCGTTCCTGGAGAACATGGCCCCGACGAGCATCGCCCCTACGAATGCTGCAATCGGAAGATCCAAGGGAGTAGGGGTCAGGTGGGCGAACAGCGCACCGATGACCATGATGACGAGGCCGAGGTGCGTAATCGCGCACTTGACCTCGGTGAAGGCCGCCATGGGTGTTACAAGAACGGTGAAGAACGCCCCGACCAGCATCGCGGTGTTCATCGGACGGCGTGGTCGAACGGTTCAGCCGTCACGACGATATCCTTCGTCTCTCCGTTCGGGCTCTGGGTCTCGGGGGGAGGCTTGTCCGTGATCTGCACCCGTTGCACCATGAGGGGACCGATCCCCGGCGGCATGGTCGTAATCAGCATTTCCACCTCGCCGAGGGAGAATTGGTCCTTCATGAAGAACAGCATCGTGTCCTGATTGACCCCCATGAAGTACGTGATAACCCGGAATTGGATCAGGTTCCACCATGTCCGCTTCGGGGTGAACCGATCCACCTCGTCCCGGTCTCTTTTCCACCCGGCCCGGAATCCCGAGAACGTCAAGCGGACGAGCGGACGAGGATCGAACCCTTGGAGCGTCCACAGGATCTTACCCAAGCCGAAGAATCTCCGGGTCGCGTGAGAAGAGTTGGTCGCCGAAATACCCGACATACGTGAGCCCGGCCGCATGGAGGCGCTCGAACGTCTCGATATGGTCCCGGTTGTGCCACCCGCGTCGCATGGAGCACATCTCGACGTAGACGGTCTCGGTCTGTTCGAGTGTCCGTTCAGCGCCTTGGAACACTTCCAGCTCGGTCCCCTCCACGTCCACCTTCATGAAGTCGATGTGAGTGACTCGCTTCTCGGCCCAATCATCGAGCCGCTGGACCTCGACCATCTCCACACCGATCTCGCCGTTGTCGTGCATCATGTACGGTTGGATCGGCAGGAACGAACTCGATTCCGGCCTCATGTAACGCCGCATAGGCAGCGTAGAATTCACGGTCCCAAGGCCAATATCCCACGTCGAGATCCTCCCCGGAAATCCGAACGGGACCTTGGCAAGTTGGTTGAACGACGCCTGCTGGGGCTCGAAGCAGTAGATAGTTGCTTCGGAAAAGGTCGTCGCGAACAAGGTCGTCATACGTCCAATTGACGCTCCGATGTCCAGGACCGTCCTGACCGGTCTGTGTTCCCGGATCCTCTGGATCTGCCGGACCAGCCAATACAGATCGTGTTCCCGGGTCAGACGATGCTTCCACGGCCGGAGGAACTCCTTGAATCCGGTCAGCACCGTGCACCTGCTGGATGTACCGCTCCCAGAACCAGAGGAACACCCCGATGAGGAGCCACGGGACCGCCATCCCGCCGATGACGATGAACGCGGTCATACTGAGGCGTCCGACGTCGTGCCAATACATCAGCCACCGACCACCAGTTCGACGTTCATGGAGGAGGTCCTGGGGCGTAGACCCGACCTGGGGGGTGCTTTCGCATCACCTGTTGGATCGAGAACGGTTCCTCTTTTCGTCGCTCCTTCTGCTGGATACCGAATGGGGTCCCCAGTTTCACCCCATGTTGGCGGACAAACTGTTCGACAACCGAACCATTGACCGGGACCCCTTCATCCTTGAGCGCCTGCGTCACCAATTTCCGTAACCGATCGTTGTAGGCGTGCGCGGTCCGTTGAGCCTGTTCACCTTTGCCCTGTTCCTGTAACCCTGTAATCTCAGCCTGCAATCGTGCCTTTGTGAACATAAACTGACGGACTGACGATTCGGCCGGCGTGAGCTTCGGTTGTGTCATGACCGGCGAGAGGATGGTCTGCCCAATGCCCGTCCCTTGTTGGATCATCTGGCGAATTGAGTACGGGGCAATTCCTCCCGAAGCCACCTTGAGTGCCTGAACAAGATTCTCGGTCGGACTGTGCCCTGGGGTCGTCCATTCCTCGCGACGATGTGACAGTTCGAGCGCCGACCCAACCAACGGACTCGGCGAAACCATACTCTCGACCGCGTAATCGAGCGGGAGCGTCCCTTCGAGCGTACGCCCAAGATTGTAGGCGGGAGCCAACACCCCGGCACGCCGAGCTCGGGTTCTCGGATTGCCCGTCATCTGCTGGAACACATGATCCATCGCCGGGACGACACCCAGAAGCAGAATCCCCGCCATCGCCAACTTGTCGGCCGCGGCAGCGCGTTCGGCGAATGGAACACGCCCGAGCAATCCGGTCGCCATCTGACCCCACGCCTTGAGAACCCCATAGTGGTACGGGGCAAAGATCACGAATCCGCGGTCTCGGAACACCCGCGAGAGATCGCCCGACCCGAGGATCGTCCCCGGCAATCGGTAGTTTGGGATGAACCGATCGGTCTGGCGGATCGCATCGATCCGAGACATTCCCTCCATCTCGCGCTCGAACACGCGCTGGAGATAGAAGAAATCGTTCGTCGCCCAGGTCGCATGATGGGACAGCCACCACGGGGCATCAACTACATCGCGAGCGGTCCGGCCGAGATGGGTCGCCATTCCGTCAATGGTGCCGGGATTCTCCTTGAGTTCACGCCGTGCCATATCAAGAAGTGACGATCGAACTTCCGCAGCGGTCCCATTTTCTCGCATGAGACCGCCACCATGTCGCATTACGTCGATGTAGTCCTCGTTGACGTGAAATGCGGCGTTGAACGCTTTCACGCTGGAGATCCGCAACCGATTCCAGGATGCCGGGTTGAGCATCCGTGCTGTCCCTCGATCCACCACCCAGTTGAACGCCACGTTTGGTGTATGAATCAAGGGGTTCACGAACCCGATGTTCACCGCCGACCGACTTAACCAACGGAGTGCCGCGAGAATATCGCTCGACGTCCGGCTCTGCGGGATTGCGGCATTGAACGCCCGAGCGACACGAGGATCCATCCGCCATCCCATAAACTGCGGGACCTCAGTCGAGGTCCACCCCTTCGGGGCCTGCCACGCAAGATCAGGAGGCATGGCAAGTTTCAGGAAATCCGGGTCTTGTTTGAGATGCTCAAGGAATGCGTTCGAGCGAGCGATCTGCATCGTTTCCAGGTGATCGACCACCGACGAGAACAGCGCATTCTTGTAGTATCGCTGTGGGGTCTGCGCTTCGATCTCGGCCGTCGTCGGTTCGCCCAGGAGATACCGTTTGCCGTCCTTACCGATGAACACCTTATCTTCGAGACTCGCCGGATCATACCGAGCCTTGACCTGGGTGATCTGCTGTTGAACCGCCTTGAGCCGTTCCTGGAGGGCATCGAATTTCTTGACGACAGGAATTCCGCCGATCGCCCGAGCCTCCTGGAATGCCTGCACCAACTTCGCTAATCGAGATTGCTCCCTCCGAAGTTCAGGGCCGAGTTTCGGGACGATCGTGCTGATCTCATCGGCGAGCGTGTCGGCCACTTTGCCGAGATTCCGAGCAAGCGCGTTCACGACCGCATTGACCCGAGCCGGGGAACGTTCCGACCATCCCCGGAACACGTCGATCTGGTGGGTCAGTTTCTCCAACCGTCGTTCCATTGGCGCAAGATCCCGGGTCATGAGTTCCTCGTAACTCTTAAGCCGCGCCATTGTCCCGAGCGATTCCCCAGACGGACTCACCAACCGTCCGCTGATCTGCGCGACCACTTGCTTTGTCCCGGTCGCGACATCCGTCAACGCGACGTATCGGCGGTGCTTGAACGCATCCGTGGTCGTTCGGAGAATACTTGTGCGTCCGCTCACCATTCCTTGACGGACACGTTCCACCAACGACCCTTCACCGAGCGCGAACCGACGAATGTATCCAACCCCTGTCACTGGACGGAATTGCTTCGGGAGCGATTGCTTGATCTCTTCGGTTGAATCGATGATCCCCGATGTCACGTTGTACCAATGTCGTTGCGTCTCGGTAAGTGCGCTTGGATCTCGTACTTCCCGAGCGTGGTAAATAGCCTCCCAATCCTTCGGGGTCATCTCTTGCCCGATCGTCCGCATCAGATTGCGTGCATCGACTCCGGCTGCGTCCGCTTGCCGATGGATCTGATAGAGTTGGTCGCCGAGATCACCCGTGAACGTCTGGACCTGATGCTGCTTCTGGAGATAGTCGGCGATCGGCTTCGTGTTGATCGCACCCTTCTCGCTCTCAAGCGTTTTCATCAATGCGGGCGAGAGCGGGAGCTTCAGTTGGATCGGCGGGTGAACAGCCTTGGTCGCCTGCGCCGCCTGTGCTTGCACGGCGGATTCTTGAGCTTTCACTAACGTCAATTGCGCGGCATCCTTTACGACCGCCCGCTTGGCCGCTTTCTGGGCTGCATCTTCAGCGGCTCGGACCATCGAGGCAGACCGTATGACCGGAGCGGCAATCCCCGTCATGAGCGGGATCTTCCCGATGGTTTCCCCAACAGTCTCGGGATCGGCGACACGCTTCCCGGTCGCGGGGTCAATGTGCCCGGCCAAGGAGAGCGGGGACGGGAGATTCATCACGGGCCGGATCACGTCCCCTGCCTGTTTGAACCCCGGAGCGTTCGCAATCGCCGATTGCACCTGCCCGACCCGCTGGCCGAGCCCAAGGGCACCTTGCGCCGCCCGCTGCCACCATGCGGGCTGGGGAGTGGTCGCCTGTGGCGTCGGCGCGGTCCCCCCGTACTTCTGGTGAAAGTCACCCCACGGATCGCCTTGGGGAGTCGTTCCCGCCTGCGGTGTCGTGGGTTGTGCGGGCGTCTCCCCACCGTACTTCTTCGTGAATTCCGCCCACGGATCGATCATGGCACCTTGGTCAATTCAGGGATGGCGATGCCGTTCGCGTTTGCCTGTTTCCGAAGCCACGCCTGTTCTTCCGTGGCAAGCAACTTCCACGCCGCTGGCGAGATCGACCCACTTGCCATCATCGCAGTAAACGCATCCGCTGCACGCTGGGTCGGAGCGTGGGTCGCCGGACCACCCGCCGGCACAGGCACCCCTGGTTGCGTCGGGACCTTGGGCTTCGGTTGGGCCTGTCCAGGAACATGATACTTGTCATAAAGCGATTGCAACCGTTTCGTCAACCCAGATACATTTGGATCCTTGGGGTTGGCTTGATAGGTATTATCGAGCAACTCCTCAAGGCGATGAATCGCTTCACGCGGCCCGGGAGGAAGACGCTCCACAAACGTTTCAGTCTCACGAGCTGTCGTCGCTCTCCCGCGTGCTCCCGCCCCCATCAAATCCTGACTCTGCGGGATCGACGCTTCAAGATCGCCCACATCCACAGTCGGGTTCTTCTTCTTGAACGCCTCCAGCGTATCCCGAGCAGCTTTGAGGGCGTTATGGACTTGGGCCTGCGATCCCCCACCCGTCGCGATGGATCGTGCGTTCGCCACGGCCCGCTCGACCACCGTGCTCAATCGCGTCACCGCCGCGCGCTCGCCGGTCGTCTGCTGCGTCGCCTGTTGCTGGCCGATCCGCGCCTTCTCGTAGGCCGTCATCGGTTGCGCGCCCTGCGACCGAATGAACGCTTCCACCTTGGCGGGGTCCGGTTGTCCGGTCTTCATGTCCCAGAGGAACATGGGGATCTGTTGACTTCCAAGATCGCCGGTCGCTCCGAACGTGCCGAAGGTCATTCCCGTCCCTGGTGCCCCTCCACCGAACGCCTGCTGGAACCCGGTCTGCGAAAGTACCAGTTGGATCGCTGGGTTCACCTGGGCGATCTGTTGGAGTTGATTCACGGGAATGTTGCCCGCATCGGGCCCCAGAATCTTCTGGAGCGCAGGGAGCGCCTGCGGCATGACCTGGGCGATCGTCCGCTGAGAGTAATCGGTCTGCGGCGGCACGATCTCCGTCGCCCCTGTCGGTTGCGGAGGAATAGCGGGTGTTCCTGGAGTCTCGGGTTGATATCCAGCGGGGGTCTGCATCTCTCCTGTCGGCGCGTTGATGTCCTGCGATGCAGGAGGTGTTCCGGGAACTTCAGGCGTCCCTGGAACGGCGGGAATCCCAGGAGTCATGACCGGACGCGTAGGAAATTGCAACCCAGGAACCGCCTTCTGCACCCCTTCTAACATCCCTTGAGGCGGAGGTTGATTCGGATACATTTGCCGAAAGATCTCATAAGCCTGGAGCATCTGCTGTCGCTTCTGCTGCTGCATCTGAAGAATGGCCGGGAGCCATGCCGACGCTTGACTACTGAGCGTCCCGAACGGGTTGTACCCGCCCCAGTTGGATGCCATTCTATGCAGGACCCTGTATGATTAAGATAGAATGAATACTCATGCCACGAATCTCTCGCCCGTTTGTGGAACGCTTCTGGTCACAAGTGGATAAAACTGGTCCATGCTGGCTATGGATGGGTCCATGCTCCCCCAGAGGATATGGCAAAACATGGTTCTATGATTCCGATTTGCCACGATCAAAACGTAGCCAACGCGCCCATCGCGTGGCTTGGGTATTAACATATGGCTCTATCCCTGAAAATCTTCTCGTCTGTCACCACTGCGACAACCCTTCGTGCGTGAATCCTGACCATCTATTTTGTGGAACGCAAAAAGAGAATCGGGTTGATGCGAAACAAAAAGGACGTACCGCAACCGGCATGAACAATGGCGTACACACCCGTCCTGACCGTGTTCGTCGCGGGGAGCATCATTGTAATTCGAAACTTACAGAAACAGATATTCATGCGATCCGATCCAGTTTCACCGTAAAGCATGGATCAGCAGCAGCACTTTCGAGAAAATATCGCGTATCACACCCGACCATCGCCGCCATTCTCCAACGACGAACTTGGAAACATATCTAGAAGAACCCTGCCATTTTCAAAAGCGCCACCGGTCCAGCCAAACTCCCCAGCCCGCCGAGCGTGTCGAAGATCGACCCACCCTGCGATCCGGTGGACGTTTGTCCGGTCGCCCCAGTTAACCCCGGCATCGCACCGGCCGCCATCCAGGGATTCTGTTGCTGCCGAAGGAAGTCGTTATACAGTCGCGTCATCGCGTCTTGCTGAGTTTGTTGCGGCATGGTCAACGCCTGAAGCCCCTGCGCCCCGGCTCCCATGCCAAGAGCTGCAGATTCCTGCGCCGCCTGCTGTTGTCTCGCCCGTTCCTGTTGGTAGATGTTCTCCTGGAGTTGGGCTTGTCCCGTCTCGAACTGCGCCGCCGCTTGGTTCATCGTGCTTTGCTCGGGGGTCGAGTATCCGGTCTGACCCGCCATTTGGAACGGTGCCCGTAACTGTTGCACGTCCTGCATGAATTGGTTACGGGATGCCCCTAACAGATTCGCTGTGTTCGGATCGTTTAAGTACGCGCCCCCAGCGGTGTTCGCCAGGGCATTAAAACCTGTGGCTTCAGGACCTGCTGCAAATTGACCTAATGCGCCTTGAGTTCCTATGGCCTGAGCTTGTTGTTCGCTAAGTGGTGCTGTCAATTGTCCGGGATATGCTGGTCCGGGTTGACCGATCTGAGTACCTAACCAATTTAACGCTTGACCCTGATATCTAGCTTGGTCAGGATTTAAATTGGGTTGGGTACTTTGAGTTACCGATGGCGAACTAAACCCGATGAGAAGTTACCTCTCGTTCAAGATATGCGATCGCAGCACGTAACACCGCAGGATCATCATTGAAAGAACCCAATGCGATGTTGTGCCTTGAACACAAAAACCCGCGCAATATTCCCGTCGAGTGATTATGATCTGAAACCAATTGTGATTGTTTTGTTGCCCCAGGATCATACTCTAATCCGCAAATTCCGCATTTATCTCCGATGGTAGGGAGGACACCAAAACGTTGTCGCAGATGATTCCTGTTGACTATCTTTTTCATCTCTCTTGCACAAGACTTGCAATACCCGAATAATCCGTCTTTAAATCGCCGACCATGCTGATGATGATAAAACCATTCTGTTGTGCGAGGATAATACTTACGGCAATGTGGGCAGAATTTTTCCGTAGAACGCCTATGTACAAGGTGACACACTCTCGAACAAAATCTCATCCCTGATTTACTATGTTGCTCATATGCCATGAACATGGATTTGCATGTGTGACATTGGTATGTGAGTTTACGTTTCCGACATTCCCATGAACAGAATTTCCTCGGCGCACGATTCCTCCGATAGTTCTCGAACTGTTTGTTGCAGGTTTCGCACACAAACGTTTCCATCGGGCATCACCAATCATATATATTCGCCCGCTGGACTACCGAATCCCATCTACCTCACCAGAGTTCCAGCGGACCCCGTTGCGCCCCGCGAGGTTCGCCCGCCGATCCAGTCCCGGGGGCTTCCCCTCCGACCCGACCCTCGGAGCGCGCTTCCCCACCCACCGACATTCCTGGGGCGGGTGGAGTGGGTCCTCCTGGGGTTGCTCCTCCCAACGGTGACATAGCTGGTGGGGGAGGTTGGGGAGCTTGAGGCAGTGCCGTGTTCACGGGTAACGGTGCAGGTGCCGGGACTTGCCCAATCGGTGGAGTGGTCATTTGCGACGTTCCCGGTGGGGCCGCTTGAGGTGACGGAGGCGGCTGGACGGATTGTCCCGACAGACTCGGGAGGCCGCCCCCCATCATCCCCCCCATTCCGGTCTGCGCGAATGGGCCGCCCCCACCCCCGAACATCTGCTGGAGAAAGGGGAGCAGCATGAACATCCACGGGTTCATGCCGCCCATCCCCTGATTGGATTGCGGATTAATGGCCATGCGTAAGCCTCCTCGTCAGATGCACCCCGACCGGCGTGAACCCGTACCTCCGTGTCAAGAGAGTCGCCACATTGGGAGGGACGGTCGTGCTGATCGCGTCACACTTCGCTTGGATCGCGATGTCCACCAAGAACTCCGATGCAACCTTGCTCCAACTCGGATGCCCCTTCGTGTACGCCTGAAAGATAAAGAGATGCTTCTCCCCGCGTCCTGGACCGTGCAACTGCGCCACGATGTAACCAATGGGTTGATCTCCGACATACCCGATGACACAGATCCCGTCCGGGTGCGAGAGGAGACACTCAATATCGGTCGGGAGCAACGGCACATTCAGCACCTCATCGAGCAACCCCGTCATCCGGAGTTCGGCGAGACCCGCACGGCTCCGGTAGCAGGTGAGGGCTATTGGAGATGATTGAGCCAAACGATCACGCTCACCTGAGCCGAAGTGGATCCCACAAGTGCTGGGGCTGGCGTCCCAAAGTTAATGGAAAACGATCCGGTCGTCGCATTCGTAATTGACCATGTCGTGAGCCAGTTGGGCGTCACGGTCGCGCTATACACGGTAGCTGTCGTAAGTGGAGGAGAGATGGTTTCCACGAACGCAACGGCCCCGGCTGTGACGTTCTGGTTGACCGCCAACACGTAGTATGGGACCAACCCGTTGTTGATCGTGACGAACACATTGTCGCAGAACGCCTGGAGCGCGCTGTGGAGTTGATTGAAGTAATCTCGGGTTCGTTGGTCGGTAACCTCAACGGGCACCGTGGGAAGCAGGATTGGATCCACATGTTGCGCCACGAATCACACCCGTCCACGCACTCGATATAGTAGGCTCAGTTGCTTGATGTCGAATGATTCGTTCAGGTTCGAGTTCGCGCCAGTGACGAAGAATCGTTCGCCATAGACCTCGCACGGGATGATGATCGACATCGTTGAGGTAAAGGACACCAAGAATGGCCCATACAATGTATAGATCCCATCTCCGATCGAAGCACCAAGCGTCACAGATAGCGTCCCCATGAGGTTGTCGGCTGTGATCTTGATGCCGAACACCGTGACCGGGACGACCGAGCCGTCCGGCCGGACCGCCAATGGAGTCTTCGCCGTCGTGAACGATGACGCGATCGCGAGATTGTTGTAGTCGTTCGCGACCCCTGGCGAGAATTGAAACACGTTCGTCCCGTTCGTGATAAGGATCTTCCGCTGCGATTGGAGACCGAGTGCCTGCAAGGTGGATGTGTACGCCGAGACCGGGAGCGTCATCTGGCTCACGAGCAGGTTGGTCGTGAACTCGACATACGCCCCGGCCAAGATCCCTGTCGCAACAGCGACCGGTTGCGGGATGAGCTCGTCGTCCGCCGAGAACGTCCCACCCAGGCCCCTGAGACTGAGCACGGACGGCACGCCCGTCGGAACCGGAGGTGGCTGAAGGAGCGCTCCCCAGAGATCCTCTTCGAAAACCGCCACAAGTTATGGGTACGGACCGTCGGGCATCCACTGACCGTCGAGGTATGAGTACGCGAAGGTCGTGTCTGGGGTCGCCGCACTCCCGAACGGCACGTTGAGGTACACACGTCCGAGATCCGGCCGGACGAACGAGAATGCGGAATCCACGGCCGCATAGTTGAGGTTGCTGAACAATTGCTGGCGAATGGGTTTCCCAATCGGTCGCGCCTGGGTCGAGTCGTTCACGTACACATCGTCCGGGCCGAGCGCGAACAGTCCAAGGTTCGGGATGCGGACGAGCGTGCGCCGCGCTAACACACCAGGTGTATCGAGCCGGCGGAAGTCGAAGAATACCGGGAGCCCGATGAACGAGGTATTGTAGATGCTCCGCTGCTTGTAGATCGCCATCCAGCGACCGAACACGTCGGCCGCTTGGACCTGCTCCTCGGTATCGCTCAGATCGACGGCACCCGCTTGTCCGGTGTTCCATTTTGTCGCATCGAGGAAATCGCTCCACATCGCCCGGAACCCGTAGAAGACTCCGGCCACTTGGGGACGCATGGCAAACAGGTACGACGCGAACGGTCGGAGCGAAGTACACCAATCAGGAGCGCCGTTCCCGGTGATCAGCGAAGCCGTCGCGGCGACCCCGTCCCACGTCATGATCGGGTTCGTGAGGTCGGTGACGTAGACCTTATCGTTCCATGTGACGAATTGCGGAGCGACCCCGACCGCAGACGGTGACACCGCCAAGGGAGTAATATCGAGCCACACGTTCCCTGCCGCGCTGTAGTTGTAGAGTTTCGAGGTGGTTTTCATGAGAAGGAAGGCTTGTCCATTTGATTTCCGGAAGACGAAGATCCCGTTGGCCGTTCCGACAAACGGTGCCACCGGGCCAAACAATTGATGGCCGTCACGTTTCGAGAGGATCGCTGAGTTGTATTGGAGGTTCTTTCCGTCCGCAAGGAAGTGCTTCGGAAGCATCTCCCCGTCGAGGTCGGTATTCAGGCCGCCAATGAACGAGTCGAACTTGAATTCTGAGTAGGTGCTCGGCATCAGTAATACTCGATCACGATACAGACACCATCGGCACCGTTTCCGCCTGTCCCACTGTTTCCAGCCCCACCCCCACCCGACCCACTATTCGCCGTTGCATTACCTGCTGGAGCGGCAGAACTGGCGATTCCGGCCCCGCCGAATACGGATGATCCACCATTGGCACCAACCGATGCCGTTCCTGATCCGCCTCCAGGGTTACCGGCAATGTTGAGGTCGCCTCCAGTTCCTGCGGTTCCTCCCGCACCACCAGCGGCGGGACCTGCCACAGCACCCGCACCACCGCCAACGCTCGTGATGACCGATCCGAATGCGCTCGCGCCGCCGTTCACACCAGGATTCCCGCCCGCTCCGCCCGCACCAATCGTGACGGCGTACGTTGTCACGGGTACGGCGATCAATTTCTCGGAGTACGCACCGCTCCCCCCACCCTCACCTGCCGCGGCTGCTCCAGCAGAGAGTCCACCGCCACCCCCGCCAACGATCCGCACCCAAATCGCACGGGCATTGAGTGCGGTCGTGTACGTTCCGGTCGCCGTGATCTTTTGAACGGTAGGGGCTTTCAAGGTCGAGGAGTTTCCACTCGCCGAGATTTGCCCGGTAATGGTGGCGGTACTCGCGGTGATCGGGCCGGTGATCGTCGCCGACCCGGCTAAGGTCGCGTTCCCCGCTGACGTGACCGAGATAACCGCCGCGCCCCAGGAGATCGTCCCTCCTGCTGAGACACTTGCGGTGTAGTATTCGTTCATCGACCCATCGACGGATTTCAACTGGATCGCCCGCGCAGGAGCGATCGCCTTCGCCTGCCACACGCCACCGACAAGGACGGCGTTGACCGTCACCCACACCTCTTCGGTCGGTGATCCGGCGTTCAACTGCCAGACGTGCCCAGCGGCCGCATCGAGGATGTTGGGATTGGTCGAGTCCTCGATGGCGTTCACGGCCAAGTCGGTACCAACGGGAATATGGAGACCGTACGGAGTGTTAGACGGGATAGTCTACCCCCAGAGTTGCGCGGTTAGGTCCCCTTCAGCGACTTCCTCTTCCCTCAACGTCCGGAGCACCTGGCGGATCTTGGCTCCTGCTAGACCCCCGGGCATCGCCCCCGGATCGTTCCCCGGAGGACCCGTATAGAGTTGGAGGAGCTGGTCCTCCTGAAGCCATGCGGCGGCTTCCCCGCACGCGAGATACGTGACCGCATCGTCCGCATTGATCGTGAACCAGTTGGTATCAGCGGCATTCACAAGTGCCGGCAACGTCTGCACGTAATCGAGCACGAACGTATACGACAGATCCGGCGTAGGACCGAGATTGATCTGGTTGTTGAAGATGACGAACGCTCGCGGGGGACCCGGTAACGGCGCGCCTGGCACCGTCGCCGTTGTGGTCCCAATGGTAAAGATCGGTGGGAAATCCCGATGGAAGCTCCGGATGTCCGTGTACCGTTTCAAGGGTGCCGCGGCCGTCCCCGACAACCCCGCACTCGACGCCCACAGGTCGTACTCGTACCGCATCGGCGGAGCGATTGTCGTGATGTTGTACGGGTGATTCGACGGCCCGATCGTGAACGAGGTCGTCACTTCCACCGCCTGCTTGATGACGATGAACCGCTGGATCGCCGTCAGGGCAAAGTTCACAAACGCAGGGACGGCGGTTGTCGTCACGTCCGTCCCATCGGGGGCGTAGAAGACGTTCCGCTTGAGGAGGTTCCTTACGCGTTCTTGGATCGCGCCGAACGTTGCCATCTAGCCGTAGCGCTTCTTCCCCTTCTTCCGCGATTGGTTCAGCGCAATGGCGATGGCCTGCTTGCGGTTCGTGACCTTCTTACCAGTCTTCGAGCCGCTGTGGAGCGTACCGCCTTGGAACTCTTTCATGACCTTGTGGATCTTACTCTTCGCCTTGCTCCCCCGCGCCACGCTACTTCACCTTGCCGCTCCCCAACCGGCTCGGGGTGTGCTTCCCCTTCCCACCGCCCGCCTTATCCCCGCGTCCGCTCTTCGTCGCCGGATACCCGTGCTGAACGGGGTTCGGTTGCGAGGACGCCGACGCCGCATATTCGCTGTCGTGGCTGTGCGGGGTGTGAATGTGCGTGGCCGACCCGGTACTCTTGGGCGTGTGATGCCCGTGCCCGATCCCGAGCGGCTCAGCCCCGTGCTGGGCTACCTTCTTCGTGGCCATGAGTCTCGCCTCCATGCTTCATGCGATTGTGGTTCCGGAGCAACCCTGCGGTACGGAATGCTTTGTCACAGTCCGAGCAGTAGTGGATCTCCTCGACCTTCGGAACGGGCGAGAAATCCTTCGGGACTTCTCCGTGCGCCGGACCCGAGAGATCCCCGTCCATGATGAACCGGGGGTAGAGATTCGAGAGCGAGCGGATAAACTGCGCGCCCTCGTCGTCGGTGTCGAGTGCGCCGTCCTTGAACTGATACGGACGGTTCGTCCGATGATCCCACACCCGATACTGAGGCCAGCGGTTACAGATGAACCGATGACTAATGACTTCCATACCTTGTCCTCCTCCATTCAATGTATGCCTTCCATGCCTTGCCAGCGCATTTCGGAGAACAAGTGGTTTGCGAAGATTCACCGCGACCATCAGAATGCGGATAGACCCAACAACAAGCAAGGTGGATCATCTGACCGCAAAAACATCGACCGGCATTCGTGCTGACGAACAGATATGACATTACTCACCTCTTATCCGAGTAGATCCACGCGATCCCCCAGTTGTCGTTCGCGTTGATCGTCGTCACGTTGATCCGGAGCGCGTGGATGTGCCCCGCCTGATAGAGATACGGGGCCGCGGCCGTGAGCACGCCGACCTTCACGAACACGTTCGACAATCCGGCCGTCACATCCGCTTTGTAGGCGGGGTCCACCGTGTATTCGACGTTAATGTTCGCGGTCGTCCCGATCGTCCCGAACACCTGGAATGTCGCGTCGAACACCCCCGCGCAGAGGAGGACCGTGGTGACATTTGCCGGCGCGGGGAGCCCAGTGAGGACCTGGACCCCCGTCGTCGCCGTGGTCGCTTTGATCAGGATCGCGTTGAACGTGCTCATGGGTCAGTACCCGAAGACCATGAATTTGATCACGTTCCCCGTGGTGAAGGCTGTGCTGTTCCCTGCCCCCAACTCGACCCCTGCCTGGTAGAGCCGGATCGTCGAGCTCGACACATCGAACCCCGCGACAAGCGTTACCGCCCCCGAGGTCGCCATCGCGAACATCCCTCGGATCAATACCGGCAGTTGGAGCGTGGCCGTGCTGACCGGGATACCGTTCGTTTGATAGGTGGTCGTATCCCCGGTCATCGTGATGTAGCGGACCCGATCCCACCCACCCCCACCTTTCTGGGCGAGTTGCGCGTTCCGGTCAACCGTGAATGCTGGCATGATTGGCTACCTCCTAAGATACAGCCAAGTGCTCTGCATGCCCAAGGGCTTTGCGGACATGATTCTTCTTGTGGGGCGAGAGAAATGTGAAAATCGTGTAGAGCAACCCGCGTGCGCGAGGACCGCTCAGTTGCCATTGAAAATACATTCTCGTGCTTGGGTGTCGATAGATTCCGACGCGACCCCCAAAAAGCATTTGGAGACGATCGAGAATCCATCGATGTTTTTGTCCTACGTGCACGCGTTCATATCCCTTTTGGCTTTTGGCGATGCACCCTTCTCCTTCAATAATCCCTGCCGCCCAAGCAATATCAAGCATGGTTGGAGAAATTGAAGGAGCACGATCCGAAGCCATTCTGCCGAATTTCCCAACAGAACGACCACCACCCGCACGACAATCCTCGGATGTCAGTCGATGCTCATGTCCTTTCATTCTTGCTGCGATCATCTGCTTTCGCTGTCCAGACGTGAACTGTGCCCAGAACCTAAGCGCCGACTGCCTGTTTGTATCGCTCATCGTTCTCACCCCCACCCAATATCAACACATTAGGCGGAGAAAGTAAATAACTTAAGCGGTATATGCCTTCATGTTCTTTAATAATGCATGCGTCTGTTCATGGTGCACTTCTAGCCCCGCCTCCGTGAGGAATTGATCGATCCGCACGTCATCCCCGGGGTTCTGCACGTTCTCTTGGAGGGCCGTGTCCCGGAGCGGGCGGTACTTGAGCCGGTCGAGATCAAGTACGACCCCCCAACTCTGGAACGTCGGGTTCGTACTGAGGAGCGGATGCTTGTAGATGAAAAACGTGCCGAACGGCGTCCCGTACTCCATCAACCGATACCCGTACGTCTCATCGAGCGGGACGGTGTTCATCGTGTTTTTGTTCTTCGCCATCTGGTTCAGCACGTTGATCGCGACCCCACCGGCCAGCAGGAGCTTCTCGTCCGACCCGAACCGGAAGATCTGCTCCAGCGTGTTATCCCACGTCGCTTCCGTGACCGTCCCCGCGAAGTCGGTGATGTTCGTCGAGATGAAGTTCATGACCCCCTGGGTCGTCCGCTGCGCCTGCCCGTTCGTCCCGGTCGTCGAGATCCGCTGCCCGAAGATGAACGCCTTCTCCATCTCAACCGAGTGGTCGCGGAGCGCCCGAATCCGGGATTGCGTGTACGGGTCGCCGGTCCGGAGATACGTCTTGAGCGCCGTCCCGGTCAAACTGAAGGACGTTTTGAAGATCTGCGTGTAATTGAACGGGGCGCTCGGCTGCCACTGAATGCTCGTGGCATACCCCGCCCCTTCCGCGAACGCTGATCCCACGATCACCAGCGCATCAGTCGAGGCAATCGACGCCGCCGCGACCGACCCAAATCCGCGCACGACGGTCAATGTCGACACCCCATCGAACGCGGTCACGAGCATCGTCTCCAAGGTCTGCTCGTCCATGAGCACATGCCCCGGCTTGAAGATCACGAGATCCGTGACGTTCGTGCCGGTCGCCACCACGATGGAGGTCGCGGCTGCGCTATAGCTGGTCGAGACGAATACCCTTTGAACTGGAGTGGCTTCTTCGAACCACAGGTTTACCCACGGCTTTCGCTCGTGGCCTGGACCATATCTTCACCCGTAAGGGTGTCCTGCTCATGGCCTCTGAGGACTCCCCGGCGATTCAACAAATGTACTTCTTCCATGATCGCAATCTCTCGTGGTCCATACGGGTGATAGCGTCCTCTCGCTTTTGAAGACAATCGACGTTGGCAAAATTCCAAAACTAATTCCGCCTGTTTTGTCTTCGCAACGAGATAGGGAATGATCGGCGGCAACACTTGTGCCGCACCCGTCAAGGATTGGATTCTCACGGAGAATGCTTTCCGCGCACGACCATTTGATGGTGTTACAGTCAATGCGTAGGGAACGCATCCTAATTTCGTGAAAATCTTTCTCGCGTGTTCGATTAAACGAAGGTCACAATTGTGCGCATCTATCTGTGGACGCATCCATTGACCCGCTTGCGCATTTCGTTGCCGCTTCATGTGATTAACGGCAATCGAAATTGTGCCTTCTCCATCCAAGAAACACGCGATCCACGAAAGATCAACCGGGGTTGCCTGCTGATTGTCCATTGTCGCATCCTTTCCGCTATCACCCATAGGTGGGAAAGGCTTTAGGATATTCCAGCATACCGCAGGATTTGAGTTCAACCGGAGCCTCCTATGTTCCTCTAGAGGCGATTGAACTGCGGGTCGGTCGTACGTTCGCTTTCCAACCGCGTCAGGAACGCCGTCAACGGCGCGGGGTTGGGGTGGAGAAAAAGAATTTCCTCGCGCCAGTTTTGGGTACGCTCGCCGCGCGGGTCGTCCACGTTGAAGGAACCGGCCCCGCGTAAACCCAAGATCGCCATACGTCACCTCCGGTGATGTGTGACCGCTCTTGTGTCTCGCGGCGATCCCCGGAAGGACCCCGGCTCCCCGGAAGGAGCAGGAAACAACGAGCAGGTCGTGCTACTCTACCGAACCACCCGATCGCTTGCCGCGTAGATAGTCGTGCATGTCCTGCCTGAGCTTGGTATCTCGATCCTCGTTGATCGGTTGCGGTCCCACCGCCGTAATCCGCCCGCCCGTTTCGGCGTAGACACCCTTCCGTCGCGGAGGAGCAGCGGGAAGAGGCTCTTCCTCTTCCTCGACCTGCGGGCTCCCCGGGATCATGGCTTTGGCGGCCTTCGCGATCATCTGGAATGCCTTCGGACGAGTCGCGGGGCGAGAGAGCGCCTGCTGGAACTTCGTATCGCCGCGCACCTGAAGGATCGCTCGCCTCACCGCTTCGCTCCCCATCTCGGTCCCCATGAGATCAGGGTAGTAGGACGAGAACTCCATATCGGCCCGCATCGCGCCCGCCGCATTGAGCGCTTCCTGACGGGAGATTTTGGTGACGTGCTCGGTCAGGTCTTTCCCGGCGATCTTGATCGCCCGTTCGACGGCGGTCCCGGGATCGGCGAGCCACGTCTGGTCGTCTCCGGCTTCTCGACGAACCTTCCCCGCCCAGTCCGACCACCCTTTGTCGGCTTCGTCCCGGGTCGGTTCAAGCTGCTTCGGTTGGGATTGACTCGCGACCCGCGCCTCAAGTTCCTGATACCGACGCGCGAGATCGGCGTTTTCGTTGAGGACCCGGCCGACTTTCTGTTCGAGCGTTTCTCCCTGCGGTTGCGGGTCAGTCGGTTTCGGTTCGAGCAACTGATCCAACTCGGTGCTCATGCCTTCTCACCCTCCTTCGATTCGATCGAATCCAGGATCGTGTCGGGCAACTGCTCGCACAGGAAGATGCCGTCGATCATGCCTTGCAAGTAGTTAAACTCGCTCCGCCATTCCGCGTCCGTTTTGCTCGCTTTCCCGGGCCGACCTAAGTTGTTGCGGTCGGTCTCCCGGACTTTGCGATGCGTCTGGAAGAGTTCACGTAGGACGAGCCAGTCCGGGGATTGCTGGAGCCGGCGGACGGCCCCCACCATTCGGGCCTCCGATTCCGCCTGCTGGGCCACCTGGGCCTCCAGCCGGGACAAGGTTTCCTCGTTGGACACCATCGGCCACCTGTTGGTCCGGCATGACGAGCGGTTTCGAACGCTTGAGGTCTTCGATGCTCCGGATTCCGAGAGGTCGGACACCGCGCTCGAAGATCTTCAAGGGGTCGAGTTGCTGATAGAGATCCGGCACCTGCATCCCGTCCTTGAGAATCTCTCTCCACACTTCGGCAGTTCGGACAGGATCGAGGGGCATACTCCCATCGTGAATCTGGAACTGCCACTCCCCTTGGAGTTCGTCGGGATCGACCTTCACGATGCTCCCTTCGGCTAAGCCTGCGTATTCCTGGGAGTGTCGCGACCCCACGATCTGGACGAACTGCGCTTCGGTGAGGTGCTGCTGAAGCAATCGCATCTGAAGGTTCGCCCACTCGGCGATCCCCATGCCGCTCATCAACTGCGCGTGGACCTTGAGTCGGTTCGCGGCGAGTTGCATGGTGCCCGCAGATTCGGTCGCGGTCCTCCGTCGTGCGGAAGGGACACCCATTAACGCATCCAAGGCCGCAGACACACGCTGCATGAGGTCGAAGATCATCGCGACATCTTGCAAGTTCCCTTGGGTCACGTCCTGCACTTCGAGTTGCTTGATCGCTTGGCTCACATCCGTCCCGTAAAACTCCGGACGGAGCGGAATCAGTTTACCCGGTTGGGGTCTGGTGAGATCCTTGATGTTGATCCGCTGCGGATCGTAGACCAGCATATCGTTCATGATCTTGCGCCGGTTCTCGATGTGGCTGTTGAAGATCCAATCGAGGAAGTCTTGCAGAGGCTGCAAGATTTCCATGTCGCCCGGGTTCATCGTTGAGTGCATGTCGGACGAGGACTCCATGAACCAGTATGGGAACTTCGTCATGTCCTCGACCGGTTCGGCCTGGATCACCGTGTCTCGGTTGGCGAGCGTAAACAGCCACATCTCCGGACGTTCATCTTTCTTGTTCGGCCCGAGATCGAGATCGCTCGGGAGAATCCGGCTCCACAACTGCTCCAGGAACACGAACCCCTTGTCGTATTGGGTCGCCTGGAAGTCGAAGTAGTTCGGGAGACCCATCACTTTCAGGCGGTAACTCGACCGCGCAACAGCCAGGGCATCCTGGTACGTCCACCGGGGGACCTCATCGAGGTTCACGTACGGGTCGTCCCGATGCTCCTGGAGTCTGTACCACGAGACGAACATCGATTCCCCGATCATGTTGCCGTCGTTCTGCCGCCACAATGGGACTCTCGGATCGGGCGTGATGAGCCACGGGTCCCAGAGCGTCGTTCTCGGACCGTCGTACGTGGTGACTTCTTCCTTGATCTGGTTCTCGGTCATCCCGAGATTCATCCCGGCGAGCGTGGCAGGCTGGCGGATCGTCCGGGTCCGCATCTCGGTTGTCGTTTCCCACAGGACCTTTCCGCCCCCCATGCCGTACTTCCCGGCGTCCAGGAGAGCTCCATAGAGGATGAGATTGGATTTCTGGAGGCGGTTGTAGTGTTCGAGGGCCAATTCCATCGCGTCCGCGCCCTTGAGGTTTTCGCCTCTCGGGTCCTGAACCTGCATGAACGGGAGTTGGGCGCTGAACAGCGTGTACCAGTAGGCGACCTTGGCCTGCAACAGAGCATACGAATAGGGAATCACGACCGTCTCTTCCCACGGGTATGTCTGTCTCCCGGACTGGGGATGCGTGGACGCGGGGTTCACGAACGCCCGATACCGTTCCTCGACCTTCTGCCACGCGGAAGAACGAGCACTCATCGCGGTGTCGCCCATGTCGAACATCGCGCGCACGTAGGTCCGGATCTGGCCGTACTGTGAGGGGGAGAGCTTCCGCATCAATCCGTCAGTTCGTCCTGGGTCGTCCACCGGAGCGTATCGCTCTGTCCGGCCTTCTTCGCCCGGACCAGGACACGCCCGTCACTTGCGGTACTCTCCAATTCGTAGGTGGACCCTGATGGCGTCCCGGACAAGGTGGTCACCTGGGGATGAAGGACGGTGTGATGATCCAGTTTCCGGGGTTCGCTCTTCATGTCAGTACCCGAGGACGACGAACTGCAGCGAGAGTGCGGTGAGATTCGTCCCTGTCGCCACTTCGGTCATGCCGCCCGTCTTGGACGCGGGAAACGTATAGACGCGCAACGTGTTCGCGACAGAATCGAAGACGAGATTGTACCCGCCGGCCATCCCGTTGGTGCCGAACGCTCCGAGGATTTTCTGGAAGAATCCCAACGAGGTGGTGGTCACGGCATATCCGCCGGCCGGGTAACTCGCATCCCCGGTGATCAGCATGTAATTTGTATTCATCGACGAAAACACTCCGGCGAGATTCCCGCCGGTCCCTGTTTCGGTGATTGTCAGCGCCATACGATCCTCCTATCCTTGATGCGATTCCCCGGGCGCTTTCACCGGGGTCGCGGCCAATGTCAGGAAATACTCGCTGCCGTCGGGGAGCGGGGTGAGCCCGGTGATCTCGATCCGCACGTCCCCGTCCTCGATCACGACCGATTGATCGGCGAGTGGTGTAAAGAACCGGCGGATGCTGACACCTGGAAAGGTATAGGGCTGTTCCACGAGAACCTCCTTCAGAATCCGAACACGGCCGCGTTCACCGTGATGGTCGAGAGATTCTGCCCGCTCGTCGCTTCGATCATCGCGGTCGAGGTGACGGTCGGCGTCTTGAAGAACCGGAATGTGCTGTACGCTCCGTCCCAGACCACGATCCACGGCGCGCTCGCAGTCGTGACCTGAAGGGATTGCACGCCCTGGATCTGCTGGGAGAACGTGAACGTGCTCGTCGAGACGGCATACCCGCCGTTCGGGTAGGATGAATCACCCTGGAGCGAGGCGTACTTGAGGGCCTGCGGGGAAATGACGCCTGCGAGATTGTATTGCGTGTTGTAGGGAACGACCACAGTCAATGCCATCGTGTCCTCCTAATGGTGGAGCTTCCCGAGCCAGAAGTCCGTGTCGACTTCCACCTCGACCTCTTTCGCGTACTGCAGCTTCACGACCCCGGAACACGCATATTGCAATGCATCATGCACATGGCTATAGTCGTTCTTGATCGGGGTCGGGGTGTACCGCCCGGGGGTGCTCCCGATCTGACCGAGGAAATAGCCGCCTTGGAATCCTCCGATCAGCCGGTGGCACCCCGGGTCGATCGCAAAGGCCGGTTCTCCGCGGACCATCATGGTGAGCCAGTCCTTGACCGCCTGCGTCCTCACCTCGATCTGCGTGGGACCCGGCCGAACACGGATGCCTTTCTCGAACAAGATATGCGCGCAGGATTTCCCGGAGGTCTGCTCGACCCGGAAGGCCGCGGGGTCCACGTAATCGACAAACGAACATCCGGGGAAGAACGTGGCGCTTTCCGATTGGATCGTATCGGCTAACTCGGCAATCCCAATCGCGCTGTCGAACACCAACTCATGCCCAACGAGAAGCCGGCCTCTCCGATCCATCTGCACCCACACACACGATCCCGGCCCCGGCACGTCGATTCCCCGAATCACGGGGCGATCTGACGTGATTTGTTTCCGGACGTCTCCCTGCTCTCCGTCTTCGGGAGTATGGACGCCGAGCTTGAATTCCGGGTAGACGGGAATCCCGCGGACATCAATGAGCGGGTCCCACGACCCGTACACCGAGTGCTTCCTCCGAAGCTCGGGCATGGACGCGAGTCGCTGTTTGTAATCCTCTGGGAGATTGTCCCAGTTGTCCATCGAGGACGCTTCATACAACATCCCCTGCTTCTTATCGACGAAGATGTCCCAGATCCACCCGCCCTCGGACGCGTTCCCCCCATAGTTCGCTTCAAGAAAGGCAAACTGGAACGCGACCGGCCACCGGAGACGTTCGTTCAAGGTATCCCACATTCTGCGGGTGATCTTCGGGTCGTTCGCCTGCGAGACGCCCACCCACCCAATCTCCAAGCTCTCGAACTTGTGCGGGTCCTCGAGGTTCCGGAACAGGATCTCGCTCGGTCGGTCCCCATCTTCACTGTGAACGAGCAATACTTGACTCGCGAGATCCTTCCGATCTAAGACGTCCGGGTTAATCATCAATTCCCGGGGGATGACCTTCTTCCACGTCGGGATGAACGAGTCCCGGAGTTCGTCGTACGAGTACCGAGCAAAAAGGCCTCGGTTTCCCGGATAACGCCAACTGAGAAGCCATCCTCGGAGGCATAGCGCGGTAGTTTTGCCAGCTCCAACACCAGCAACAAACGCTGCTGTCGGGCCGTCAGTGTGGATGTACGCCGCTTGCGGGATGCTCGACGGCTTGAACGGGAGGGTGACGACCTTTTCGGTCGATTGGAGATCGGCAACGGACGGACTCACTGATCTTGCTGACCGACCTGAGTGGCGATAAAATGCTCGACGAACAATCCCACCAAGAGACTCAGCACCGCACCGACCACATTCTTCTGGAGCGCGAACATCAACCACACGGTGAGGACAATCGTCTCGATCACCGTGAACACGATGACCCCGAACGTGGCTTTCCCGCTGAGTGGCTTCCGGCCGAAGATCATTGGCCCTCCGTGTGCTCCCTCGTCACGTCCTCGATCGTGTACGGCTGGTTCTCGATCTCGTTGGTTTGCTTCTGGTGCGCGTGTCCCCGCTCATCGATGGAGAGGGCGATGTCCGTCCTCCGCGACTTCCACGTTTCCTGCGTCGTCTTTACCCCGGCCCCAGATTCGGTCGGAGGATCCTTGCGGACCCCCCGCACCGCTTCCGGACCTCGCCGCGTCTTCATCCGATCACCCAGTACGTGATCCCGTACACGGTCCCCCCGACGCTCGTCCCCAAGGTCGTGGCGACGGCCACCGTAAACCCGGTCGTCGCCGACACTGACACGAACGCCCCGGCGATCCCCACGGCCCCTGACGTGCCCGAGACCGAGATCCCCACATAGGGCGCTGTCGCATACGCTGTCGCGTACACGATCTGCACCGCGTTCCCGGTCGTCGGGGCCGTCCCTGTTCCAAACGTGAAGCTTCCGCGTGCGTCCGTTGATCCCGTGGTCACCGTTACCGCCGGAGGGGCGGTCCCCAACGCCGCCAACGTGGTGGCTGTCACCTGACTTCCCCCAGCGACCAGGTGGCCCTGGTTCTGGACGCTATACAGGATCGTGCTCGCGCTGTTCATCACATCGACCGCATCCTGGGTCGGAGATGCAGCAAGTTGCACGATCAACCCCCGCTGAGACGCACCGGGTTGGATCACGACCCCACCGTACGTGTTGTAATCCAAATAGAACGGCATGTTACCCTCCCTGGAGGATCGATTCGAGCGCTTTCACTTCCCCGTCCGCCTGCGCGATCGCCCCCTCCAACGTCCGCCGCTGGCTGTGGAGCCGATCGATCGCCCGCCCGACCTCTTCCCGCTGTAACGCTAACATCGCCCGCCGCTCTTGGGCTTCCTGGTGCTTTCGCTTGATCCGGACCGCAAGATCCCCGTTCAAGGCATCCATCATGCCCTCTGCTTTGTCCCGCAGTTCGTACAGATTCGGAATCCCTTCTCCACCCGCCGCCACATCAACCCGCACTTCGGACACCGCTCCGATTCGGGAATCCCGTGCGATGTCTCGTCCACCGGGGTCATGACCGGAACCACCTCGTGCGGGTGTACCACTTCAGGCGACGGGATTGACGCGGGGTGTCCTCCTCGCCCCTCAAGCAAGCCGATGATGTACCCGTTCAAACTCCGCTTCTCCGCTAACGCGTCCTCAACCAACCGAGCGTGCAACTCCTCAGGCAATCGTAGTATCAGATTCACCTTCCCCACTAGTATCACCCCTCGGGAATAGTATCACTTTCCTCCCTCTGGTGTGATACTAGTAGCACTTTCTTCCCCCGAAGTGATACTATCTTCATCGGGAGTGATACTACCCGAAATGGAGGTCAACTTTGCGGGCGTGCGGGTACGTCCGTTCCGCCCACCCGCCCCCGGGGGTACGGTGCCGGTCTGGGCGGGCAGGAGCGTCGGATCCAGGCCCCCGAACTCGATCCTGATGCGTGACGCCACAGCTACGCGCTCTGTCGGCCTGCCTCTCGTCCGATCGAGGACGTTCTCGGCCACACGCCTAGCGACGTCGATCAGCTTGGGGGACTTCTCAGCGCTGGCTGTAAGGCCCAAGGACAGGGCGCGCTCTTGGACGGCCATGCTGAGCACCTGCTGCCCTTCGAGCCAGAGCTGGATGGCCTCAGGGGTGGCGACGGTACGTAACAAACGCCTGAACGCCCTCTGGTCGAACCCCTCCAGCATGGCGGTCGCCAGAAACTGCCTGAGGGAGGCGACATAGACAACTTCCTGGTCGGTAATGTCTCCGAGAAGGGCCTTTTTCATGGGGAAATGACGCCTGCGGCGCTAGTTTATCACACGCAGCGGAACAGGCTGGACGGTTGATACCAACCCGCCCACTTTATGCGGTCGTTTGGGCTGTTGTAACCGTTGGGGGCTTGAGGTATTCGGGCGGCCAACCGTTCCCTATTGACGAGTGGTATAAAACGTGATTAATCCCTACCGCAACGAGGTGAGCAACGGGTTTGCGTTCGAGCATAGCGAGTTGATGAAGGCGATACCAGAGCATTTCCGGGATGCGGGTGTGGAGAACGCGGAGCGAACCGCGATGATGAGGAAACGCAGGTTTTCCCATTCAGAACCGTTGATACCACGGGACGAGCTTGGGTTCCTGCTTGTGGCGGCGTTTCCGTCCTCCCTGGGTGTTGGAGAGCGGGTAATCGAGGGCAAGGTGTGAGTGATCGGCGAAACATTGGCCGGTTTGGATGTTGGCTGTGCCGTATTTGAGGGCAAGTCTGAGCCGGCGTTCCCAGGGGGCTTCGCCTTGGGCGCGGTTGACGAACCGCAGAAGGTCCGTAACGTCGCTGAAGAGAGCGGGATGAGGATCAGGTCGGGGTCGGGTCAAGGGACACCTTCTGGGGGCGGTTCTGTGGCTGTGGGATGATGATCCTGGGGGAAGGCCGGGATCCCTCTCCAACGGTCGGACGGTTCGTTCGGTTGGAGCCTGGTGATCCGGCGGTTGTAGGGCAGGCCGTCCTCGACCTTGATGCCGTAGTCGCGCTGGCAGCATTCGGTCGAGCAGTACGGGTCGTGGTCTCGTCGCGCTCGAAACGGGAGATAACACCCGCACCGCTTACAGCGATCGGTCATCGCGCGTCACCTGGGATTCGGCCGCAGCGTCCTGGTGTTTCCACTCATCCCCGACAAGGGTTTCGAGGTCTTTCTGCACCTTCACTACGACCGCCAACAAGGTCGAGAGGTTGCGGTTCGTCGATTCTTTCGCACGGGCGGCTTTGAGGCGGGCGATGCAGGTGCGGACGGTTGGTTCCCACATCACGTTGCGCCGGGCGATCATCGCATCAACGGTACGACTGATTTCTTTGTCCCGCGCGATCATGTCCGCGCGGTGTTCTGGGGTGTCCAAGAAACTCGTCCCCTTGATCGGTTCACCCTTCGGCGCGAGGTTCGGGAACGAGGGGAACGGTCGCTTGATTTCAGGATTCCGCGCGATCACATTCGGGAACGCGTCCGCAGTGGCCGTTACCGTATTCCCTTGAATCTCGATCGTATTGTCCGGCACCGTCACCATGCGCCGTCCCTCCCAATAATCTTGCCACCAACGATTTCGGTTCGACACATTCTCATTCATTTGTGCGACCAATGACAGTTCAATAGCAATTCGCGGTATGGTCATCCCTCACCTCCGGAGCGCGTCTCGGCGTTGACTCTCGAGCGAGGGCGTGCGGTCGTCGGGGGAGCCGTCGAAATCTGTATCGTCGGAATCTTCGATGTCATCGGCGGATTGACACGTCAGACAATGTCGGCATCCACACTGTTCGTCAAATTCGTCGAGGATAATATCGTCAATGTCACCACCGCAATGGCAGACATAACCACAATCAGGACATGTATGTGCCATTATCCCGTCACCGTCGCTTTCTCCAGGCCCATCGCCCGGCGGCGGAGCGATTCGAATTCTTCCTTACCCAACAGTTGCCGTACGAACTCATACCATTCGAACGGTCGATAGGTCCCATACAGATGCCCGCTCGCACATCCCGTCAGCGCATTCTCCAGCACGTACCGAAGATGCGGATACGCCTGTTTTCCGAAGATGTGGCAGCATTGCATACGCCCGCGACAGGGATTCGGATGGAGCATCGTGAGTTGACACTCCCAGTGGTCGCGTTCTTTCACCTGTCGCGCAAACACCGCATCCTTCGCCGCCTTCACGCGTCGAACCCGCAACGGCTTCTTCCGTTTGAGCGGCGTGGCGCGGCGGAGGGGGGAACGCTTCATAGCCCGAAATACGCTACGTCATCAACATCCAGCGTAAAGGTCACGTCTTTATCCGTATTCATCAATGCCCGTATCCATCGTTCGAACCCTTCAGCATCACGTTTGTGGGCGTCTCGGCGATTCAACGCTTCGTTAACTTTCGTTTGCAAACCAGTGTCGTACCGGAGAATCCGTTGCTTCCCTCCTGTGATCGGGACTTCCTCAACTTTCGCGGTTTGTCCCATCTCGGTATCCCATCGCGAATGTTTCTTCGCCCAGTCAGCTTCGTGTTCACGGTGATACTTCGCCTTGATACGTGCTGCCTTGAGCAATGCCTCTCGAGTAAACGTGAATGACCATTTCTCGCGTAGGCTCATTTCTCGCCCTCCCTCGGCCACCGCGTCATCAGCAGGTTGATGAACTCCAGACAATCATGCGCCTGCGCCCCGCCCGGCCGGTCCTCCGTGCCGATCAGCTCGCGGAGATACTGGAGACGCGCCTCGTCCGATTCCCCGGCCAACCGAGGCCGAGCCACCAACCGCTTGATCGAGGCGAAGGGGGCGTCCATCAATGAGCCAACCCTTTCTTCCGGAGTCGGTCTTGAATCTCTTTTCGTTCCCGCTCTTTCTGAGATGATAAAAACGGGTTAGGGGTTTCTCCCCCAGACCCCCGTTTCTCGTTTCTCGTTTCTCGTTTCTCGTATAACGATTCACGATTCACGACTAACGACTCACGATTCGAGCCCGCAACTTGCGGCGACTCGCGGAATTCTGCGGCAACCTGCGGCAACTCGCCGCGACTTGCGGCGGACTTCGCTCTAGGGCTTGGAAACTTTGGTTTTCCTCGGGGGGTCCGTTGATAGGCCGACCAATTCACGAACCGGCCGTATCTTCTGCGCCTCACCGTGTACATGGAGATACCACGGACGGACACGAGCTGTGCAAGTGCGGACACAACCTGTGCACGGATGGCCTCATCCTGCCTCAGTGGGAAGCATTTGGCGCACACCACGGCCGGATCGGCATCAAACATACCCCAATCATCGGCGACAGCCGTCAGTCGCCACCACAGGCGCTCGGCGAAATCGGAGAGTTTGTTGAGGGACGGACTGGTCAGTGCGGACTCGCGGATGATACGACTCGGCATATCTGCCCTCCTATCCAGGGCTACGGTCGAGGGGAGAGGGATAGGCTCTCCCCCCGCCGCGCTTGTAGTCGGAGACTCGTGCGCCGCCCCCGATACAAGAGACACATTCGTCATCGGCCGGCCATTTTCCTCTGCCACAGCTGGGCGCCCACCGCGAGCCAACCGGCCAGGGCGAGGAGGACGACCGCACCGAGGAAGAGGGTCATCGGGCGGGGTCCTTAGCTTGGTCGAGGGCCCGGCGAAGTTGATTGAACCATGCGATGTTGACGAGGATTTGTCCGTTAGGATCGGTATCCTCCTTGACCCGAAGCCAAATATCTCCAGATTCCGCCGCCTCTTTGACCGCTTGGAGGCGTTCGATATGGAACACCACCTTGTCCAACGGGAGGGTTTCTTGGCCGTCTTTCCACGAGACGGTCACGGTTGGGGTCTTCACACGGACCAATTCCTCAAGCGCTGTCGCGACCCGATTACATGCACTCACAAGGGATTCAGCGTATTCCGAATCAAGAAATCCATTCATCGGGCGGGGTCCATCACTTTACTCTCTCGCGTTCTTTATCCTCGAATTCATCCACAAGGTCTTCACGTCGGAATCGGTGTAGTTCGATCCTCTCTTCCCATGTCAATGCCCCTTTACGATCGAGAAATTCCAAGAACCGTCGTCGCTTCTCAGGCTTGTGTTCATATGGCGTGTCCATCATTTGACCACGAACTTCCACTCGACATTGAGCGCGGTACAAACTTTGAGCAGATCAGGCACGCTGAGATGCTTCCCCTGCAGGAACCGACAAATCGTTGCTGGAGAGACACCCGCCTTCTTCGCAAAATCCCGCTGCGACATCGTGAGTTTCACAGGTCCCACCAAGGCCCGCAGGCGAGAGCGGACTCGATCAATATCGCCGTTCTCGTTCACCCTTTCGCCCCCTCGTCCCCGACCGGGGAGTCCAACGGGTCACCTTCAACGGTTTCTTTGGTCCAGTCGTATGTGCTGACGCGCCGTTCCGACAATAAATGCACGGCAATGTGGTGGATGTTTCGGAGGATCACGTGACTTGGTCGGCCAGCGTCAGAGTCTTGCCCGCTCTCGTATCGGTCGTAGAAGGATTTGGTCAACTGAATGATACGATCTAGTGTTTCGAGGAGATCGCGCAGGTCTTGGGGGGCGTGGCGCAGGAACTCGATGTCCAATGGAGATTGTGGGTCGCCGATGAACACGCTCCCGTCGTCCAACGGACGGACTCTCGCCGCCGCCAGTCGTTTCCGGAGAGACTCGATGCGGGTCATGGCTTTAGGTGCTTTCTGAGTTCCGCGTTCACCTCACGATCATGAATTTTCGCAACGCGGAATGAATACGCTTGACTGAGAACCTCTTTCGCAATACCCGACACACGTTGGTAAAATGCGTGAAATTGTTCATCCGTCATCGCCTCAATCTTATTCGCGATGAAAGCGTCGATCTTCATCCCCCTACCTCCCCCACGATCGCCCGGTCGGCCCGCCAGATCTCGGCACGTTCCTGTTCAGTGCTTTCGGGAAGGATAGGCTTCTTGAACTCCGACCACCACGCGTCCGCTTTCGCGGTTGGGACGAACAGGCCGCGGCGAACCACGGGTCGAGTCAGGTACCCCTTATCGAGGAGGATCAAGAGAGTCCGATAGACGGTATCGGTCGACGACTTCCCGACCATCTCGCACAACCGTCGAATCGACGGGACGCAGCGGTGCACATCCATCGACAGCATCACGACCGCTAACACTTGCTGTTGGCGGGCGGTAAGGGGGCGGATCATGTTGCGTCACTCCAATTCCAGATTCGTTCCACTTCGTCGCCGTTCGGTTCGGCATCCTCCACAGGATTGTCATACACACCGTCGGGGTAGATGTCCTTGTACTCGCTCCGGCGTCCATCCGAAGACTCAACCCACTCGATATAGTCCCAACTCCCCGCATCGTCGAACACGCAAATCTTCCACCCATTTGAAGCGATCCATTGTGGGTAGACAACCGTGATTGGAACAACAGGTGCAACCGTGATCCACCCGCGATTCACGGCTTTGAGAAAATCAGCGATTTCGTCGAGTGGAATCTTGCGTGTCATGCCCGGAAATGTGCTTTCAAGATTGCCAGGATCTCGGCAACCTGCCGGCTCAGGATCTCATAGCGCTCCTCTTGGGTCTGGCGCGCTTGCAGCCCATTGGGGGCTTGGGGGACGACTGGGACGGTCGCACGAGGATCAACGGCAAACACGACCGACACGTCCGGGAGGTTCCAGTACCCTTTCTTGTCCTTCGAGAGGTAGGAAGTCGGTACCTCACGGCCGACACAGTTCGTCCATGTCGGGTCCCACGACGACACGGTGCGCCCGGACGCCTCGATCAGCACGTACGTTTTGCCGGTCGTCGTCTTCTTGGGCGTGACCCGGTCGATGGTGATCATCGCTTCACCTCGCGCTTTTCCCTGAACAGTTCGATTCCCGGATCGGTCATGCGACTCAATTCAACGGGAAGTTGGCGTTCGTAACTTTTGATCGCCTCGATAAGGTAAGGACTGTTGTTGTCAAGTTGTATCGACATAGCACGGATCGCGTACAAGATGAGCGTGGCGTCTCTGCGGGAAAGGATCAACGTAAGGTCGCTCGAATCGTTCATCGCTTCCCCTTTGTCGACCAGGCCCAGAGCGTTTTCGCCGCCAGGAACGCGTCGAAATCTCCTTCGAGCGTCTGGTACACAAATGTTCCGTCATCCTTCAGCAATACCACCGCGCATTCCGCGACAGGAGGCATGGGGATCGGCTGATCTCCGTTCACATGGGGCAGAATGAAATCGCATCGGCGGTACGCTTCCATTTGCAGGGATGTTTCCGGATAGACTTGCCCTGCACTT